ATATGGTAGAACTCTTTTAGGAACATCTTCCTTTGGAATCGCTGCTAGTTCAGCAACAGCCACAGGTTCTTGCGATCTAACCGCAACCCCTGGCTGCTAATAAATATACGAGGTAATACTAATGGCAACTGCTGTCGCTAAAGGTAACGCCGGTGTCTGCACAACAGACGCTACGCGTGAAAGCGTATCTCGTACAGATGGAGGTGGTACTGATATCCGCAGCTCTAATGCTGTACTATCTACTACTAAAAACCTAAGAGTCGCTTACGCTACACAAGAATGTAACGTTACCTAAAACTATACACAGGAGGGTTAACCGCCCTCCTTTTTTTTATTCATATAAATTCATATGTCCTATCCTACTTATGCCGTGTCCACAGAACTGGATGCTGTTAATCAAATACTAAGCTCAGTGGGACAGGCTCCTGTCACCACACTCAACCTTCAGAACCCTGAGGTTTCAATTGCTTTAAATACTTTAAGAGAAACTAATAAAAATATTCAAGCTGAAGGCTGGACGTTTAACATAGAACGTCATTATAAACTAACAGCAGACTCTGTTACTTTTAAAATAGAATACCCTTCTAATGCTTTATCTATAGATACTTATAAGTACCAGCACTTCGATGACTTTAACCCTGTAAGACGTGGTGGTTTCTTATATGACAGGAATGAGCATACATATGAATGGAAAGATGGTGACGACCCACGTGAATTAACATGTGATGTTATTTGGTATTGGGAATTTTCAGATGTACCTCCTGCTATACAAGCATATATAACTGCTAAAGCAGCTAGATTATGTGCTGTAAGGATGGTAGGAGATCCTAATTTATACCAATTACTACAACAAAATGAATTAGAAACTAGAGCAGCTGCTTTAGAATACGAAACACAACAAGGGGACTTCTCTATCTTTGGTTGGAAAGATACTGAAGACTATCATAACAGCTATCAGCCTTTTGCTGCATTACAACGATGAGTACAATTACACAAGACGTACCAAACTTTTTGAATGGTATATCACAACAACCAGATAAGAAAAAGATATCCACTCAAGTAAAAGATGCGGTCAATACATACCCTGATTATGCTTTAGGTATGTTAAAGAGACCAGGTGGTAAGTTTGTAAGTAATTTATATAACGCAGAAAATATCTCTACCGCGTTAACTGCTGGTACACATAACGCTACCTCTGATGGAAGCAGAACGGTAGGTAGGTATAATTCTGTAGCATCTACTGGGGGATCTGGATCAGGAGCTACATTTAATGTACACGCACAAGCTGCAGGTGAAGTAGCAACTTTTACACATAACGGAATCTCTGATGGTAGTAGAACTGCAGGTACATACTATGTAGCAAACGCTGCTGGTAGTGCATCTGGTACTGGTGCTGACTTTAAAGTTATAGTAGATTCTGAAGGTAAGCCTGATGTATACATAGATAATCGTACAGGTAAGACAGGTGGTGCTGGGTATAATGCAAGTGGAGAAACAATTACTATCGCTGACTCTTCATTAGGAAATGGAGGTGGAGCAGCAGTTGTACTAACTATTACTGCTATCTATACTAAAGGACCTGAAGTTAAAATTTCTTCTGGAGGTAAAGGTTATGTAGTAGGTGACACCTTGACTATCGCTGACTCTGTACTGGGATCAGGTGGAGGTGCAGCGATTACTGTTACTGTTACTGAAGTAGGTACTTATGGTAAATGGTTCTCTATACTTAGAGATGAGAATGAGAAATATGTAGGACAATATGCAGATGATACTTTTCGTATCTGGAGCCTGACAGATGGAGGCATGAGAAAAGTAGATATGGGAGATGATGCAGGTGTACCGTCTGGATGTAACTACACAAATATGCAGACAGATTTAAAAGCATATCTTGCTGACATAACTGATACATCAGATGCTACAACTGATCTGAACTCTAAACAAGCTACTTTTGCTGAAACAAATGATGGTCAAACTGCAACTCGTGCAGCTCATTGGGAAACACAATTTGATTATGACCCACAACAAGGTACTGTAAAAGAAGAAATAAAATCTGGTATATCTAGAGAAGGTGATAATAATACTTGGACTGTTCTTAAGTGGAACGCTGGTACCTCAGTAGCAGATGTTAAGAGTATGTCTGATGGTGCTATTTCAGGACCAGTTCTTACCTTAGAACGTGTTAGTGGTGGTACAGGTTATAGTGCAACAACAGCTGCTACAACTTCAAATGGTGCAGGTACTGGTTTAACAATAACTTATACTGTAACAGGTGGAGTCATCGATCAGCTAGTAACTATCGCAACTGCTGGTGGTACTACTGCTACTACTGGTTATAAGATAGATGAAATTATAACAGTATCAGGTGGCGGTGGTAATGCTACATTTAAAGTCATAGCTCTGACTTATAAAGCAGGACTAGAGATGACAGATGAGCATCCTACAATTGCATCTACAGGGAAGAGAGTATATGAATTAATAGAAACTACAGTAGCAGCTAACACAGCAGCTGAGTTAACTACAGCTACTAATAATATGAACACAGCACAAACAGCATATAACAGTGCTGTATCTGCTGAATCATCAACCAAATCTGCTTACGATTCAGAAGTAACTAACTGTGTTATACCAGGATTACCTAATGATGGGTACCTACGTGGAGCGTCGGCTGATGATATAGAACTTCTGACATTGAATGACTATACCTATGTATTAAATAAAAAGAAGACAGTTGCCATGAAAGCTATGACAACAGATTCTTTACCGACAGATGCGTTCATTGTTATCTATGTAGTTGCTTATAACTCTAAGTATGAAGTAGTAATAAACAATGTACCAATTAGTTATACAACCCCTGAAGATGCATCAGCAGGTGATGCTGACGTACCTACAGTAGTTTCAAACTTAGTAACTAATATAAATGCAGCCGGTGGTGCTGCTGCTAGTTGTGTTGCTACAGCTGTTGGATCAGGTATACATGTAACATTGGTAACATCTATTACTGCTTCTGGTGGACCTCAAGAGAGTGCTATATATACATTTACAGATAAAATATCAGACTTAGGCAAGCTACCTGTACAATGTCATGATGGCATGAAAGTAAAAATAGTTAATAGTGAAAGTATATTAGCTGATGATATGTGGGTTAAATTCTCCACATCTGGTACTTCAACAAATGGTGTTGGTGCTTGGGAAGAATCTAATGCACCGGACATTCAATATCAGTTTGATCCATTAACAATGCCACATCAATTAGTACGAATAGCAGACGGATCGTTTGCTTATAGTGCTATTGATTGGGTATCGAGAGATGTAGGTGATGATGTTACTAACCCTATACCTACATTTGTAGGAAGCACGATAAGAAATATGTTCTTCTATAGGAACCGTTTCGGTTTCTTAAGTGGTGGTAATGTTGTAATGAGCAAAGCTGCATCCTTTTATGATTTCTTTGCTAGTTCTGCACAGGTTGCCGCAGCTGATGATCCTATAGATATATCAGCATCTTCCACTAAACCTGTATTCTTGAATTATGTTAAAAATGCTAGTGCTGGTTTAGTTCTATTTAGTGAGAATGAGCAGTTCTTATTATCCACTGACTCAGATATATTGAGTCCTGAGACAGCTAAGATTAATACACTATCTGCCTTTGAATGCGATACAGATATTTCAGCAGTAGATTTAGGCTCTTCAATAGCCTTTGTATCTAAGTCTCCTTTGTGGACTAGAGTATTTGAAATAGCTAATATTAGTACAACTGACCCCCCTAGTACATTTAATACTACAGGTATTGTACCTGAATTAGTACCGTCTGCTATAGATAATGTAGCAGCTTCACCTGGTATGAGTATGATTTCAATGGGTAATACAGGTACCAATACTCTATATCAATATCGTTTTTATCAAACTTCTGAAGGACGGAAAGCTTCTACATGGTATAAGTGGGATTTAACAGGTACATTAGTTGATCAATTCTTTGACACTAGTACATTCTATGCAATAGTATCTGACGGTACTAATGTATCAATCAACTCTATTGATCTTAGACAAGCTAGTGATGAAGGATTTTTAACCTTAGCTACAGGCGAAAAGACTGATGTATGTATGGATATGTATGCAACTAATCCATATAGAATATATCCGTCAACAGGTACCTTAGATGTAACTAGAGTATACCTTCCATTCACACATCATGCAGGTAAGAAATTAGCTGTTGTAGCATTAGGTGGTTATATTGGTGGTACTATTGGTGCTACAGAAGCTTCAGTTGGTGCTATATTATACCCTACTGTAGCGGGTTCATCTCCTAATCAGTATGTAGATATTGCGGGTGATTATAGAGGTAAGAACCTTATTATAGGTTATGTTTATACAATGACAGTTGACCTTCCTAAACTATACTACTCTTCAGGAGAAGGTCAGACTAAGAATGATTACACATCAGATTTAATTATACATCGGATTAAAGTATCGACAGGATTGAGTGGACCTGTTAAATATAATGTAAATCTAACTGGAATACCAGATAGAACAGAAACAGTAAGTGCTATAATGCCATATACATATACAGCAAATGATGTTGCGATGGCTTCTGAGGGTGTACATGAAGTACCCGTCTACCAACGTAATGAAAACATTTCACTTAGTATCGTAGG